ATATATTTTGACCTTTGTAGAATAATCTTTTCGCAAATTCACCGGAATTAATTCCATTGATGGATTTGGATCTGTTTATCTCTACACCAAGATCATTCATGAATCTTTCGTATTCACTTGCTACTTTAACATCTCAGATTCCTATATCATCACCAAGTAGAGAATATTTATTAAATCATCTTATACGATTGTATACTTTGAAATAACAATATTGCACTACAAAATGATGTGTAAGAGCAAAGGCTGCTCATGAAGAATAAGCACCAAGTGGCTGACCAACCTTTCACATATATGGTTTTCCATCATAGTGATAAGGGAGATTAGTCATTAATGCAACTCAACATTTTGCAAACTTTTGTCCTACTATTACTCCAAGTAAAACTTGTTGTAATTGTATAGGGAACCTATCTGTAGCTTTTGTTAAATCAAAACAACTAACCCAACTTCCTTTGGAGTTAATCCTTAGTCTGTTGAATTGTTCTATTTGATCAAAAGTACCGTCAGATTTAAATAATCTTAATACCAACATAAGTTGATTATGAAGAGGTTTTAATGCTGATTGTACCCAAAAGTTACAAATAGCGAAAAGTCTAGTTTTACCAGCAGATTCTGAGGCTAAAGATATCTTACCAACTTTCAATATTTGATCGTTGACACAACTTGAGCACATGTTAAATGCATGGTTTAGATATCCATAGAGTTCTATAGATTTAGTACATTGTACATAATTTATAAAATCACTACGATATTCTTTCCTCATTATGGCAATAGCATCAAGGTGTGATGTAAGAATCGATGGTCCTAGAGGTCCACTTTTGAAACGAAAACTCATTTCGTTTGATATTAAAGTAGGTAGTTGAAGCAATTCTCTTGTTCGTTTCCCGAATTTATCTAATCATTTGTTACAAAATGATTCCCATTCAATTAAGATTGGTTGTAATGGTTTCCCATTATAATCATCTTCTATTGAAGAAGGATCAAATTGAACATCTAATTTTATAGACTCGTGGTAACGTAACACAGTCATTATTACTCGAATCCAAATGGACCCTCCGGAAATAAGATGAGAAATCATAGTTAGTTCCTTTGGAAAACCATTTGTATCGGTCTTAATGAATGGTTCAAGAAGTGTTTCATAATTATCAGTTTGAAATATGAAACCTTTTGTTCAATTATAGATTGATTTGTACCTATTAAGGGTTCATCTCTTTCCATTATTGGATAATCGGATTTCAAAATTTTCAACAAATGATTGTGACCATTTTAAGAATGTAGCGTAATCAGCATTTAACGTATGTGAATTACTATTACTATAGACATGAAAAGCTAATGCTTGAATGTTTGTTGTAAAAGTTAATTTCATCGTTGAATAATCGGTTATTGCTCTCCCTTGTTGATAACAAGGTGCCATTGATATTGCAGAAACCTACAACAGGC